GCATGATTTCAACTTTAGCACCTCATTGCCAGCGTAGGTTAATAGGTTGGTTATATCTGTTGAACTTGGAACACGCCACCCTTCGGTTACCATTGCAGTAGGTATAAACTTCCCAGAATCAATAACCGCCAACTTATTGTATAGATACCCGTAAATTGGCACAAATATAGGGGTACTATATCGGTAAACTAAAATATTCTCAGTACCAATCTCATCGGGAGTTTTGCGAAGCCTAATCATCCCGCCGCCGTTGTATGGTAACCCGTCGAATATTATATCATCTGAAATGCCCCCAACATAGTAATGCAGGTATAGTTCCCTATCCTTAAACCCAAAGGCTATTTCATTTTCATTAGCCGCTATCTCAGTCATTGCCTCCCTTTGCCCTACCTGCCTAGCGGCTCTGTACGCAAAGAAATCGACGGAATCGTTAAGCGCGCTGTGAATGAATTTAACCCTAAACTGCCTAACTAGGTTGTTTACACTTTGGATAGAATCTGTTTCAGGGTCATCAAACGACCCCATAATCATTCTAATAATCTTATCCGCTTGAAAAATGTACTTGCAGATATTCCCCTTCTTGTAAAATTGATACGAGCGATAGCCTGTGTAAACAACCGCTGTTGAAAGGTCGGTTACCTCTACCTCTACATGATCAGGAAATGAGTATGGTGGAGTAACCGCAGTGTCAGTTAGCTGACAAATAAACTTTAGCGGCGAATCGGTAGCGAGTAAATCGACACCGTTGTAAATATTATCCTGAGTTATTGCCAATGATGTTACTGCCATATCGTTATTCTTTTAGTCCTTTCATTACTTCGGTTGATACCACATTGCCAAGTTCTTTTTTAACCACTTCGCCCAGTTCATTAATTGCCTTATCCGTAAATACGTTACTGATAAGTTTGCCGCTGTTGTGTTCGTTTGGCACCCTGATACCTTCCCGGTGTATTTTTCTCGCAATTAAAAAAGCTAATGAATCTTTACTTATTCCGTCATCTGGGGTTATGCCTTTTTGCCTAATCCAAATGGCGATTGCTTCCCGTAAAGTAAAATCATTTTTTTGATAAGGGCCATAAGCTGATGTTGGTTTCCTCCCTCCAACTAAAGCACCAGTGTATTGTTCGCCAAGTATAACTGTTTTGATTGTGTTATTTTCCTGAGTGGTGTTACCTTCCAATGATGCCGCCCATTTTCCAGATGCTCTTAGCCCTAAGTCATGGTAACTCTTTACCAACTCAGGTAACCGTTTTTTACTCCACTCCTCAACGGCTGATTTTAAGCTCATACCTGTTCAATTGTTATGTTGCAAACAACAAAATCAATGTTCGTATCGAATCGGTTAATAGTCATCACAAACTCCGCACTAACCACATTTAAAGCGTGGGTGCATTCAAAGGTGCCAATGAATAAAGCGAGCTGCTGCTGCAAGTCAAGCAACCTCCTTTGATACTTATCCCAGAATGTTTCATCTAAATCTGCGGGCGTACCATCGTCATCAAATTTACGCCCTAGAGCAATCGAACCACTGTAACTAATTGCGGGTACTCTGCTGTTGAGGAATGTGGGGGTGCAATTGAAGTCAACCGCTAGGACTAGCTGCCCATCCTCCATTGTTTCATCAGTAGCTGCAATGTTTTGATGAAAGTCATCTCCAGTGCAGAATGCCCACCCATTATCCCGTGCAGTTCTGAACATTTCGCCTATTATGTCAAACTTATCCATAGTAGTTGCTTTTTGCAAAGTTACTAATTTTTAATTAGACTAATTCTAAATATGAGGTCAAAAAAAACACTTACGGTATTTTACTATAAGCCTCCTGAAAATCTGCCAGCAACTTGTTGTAGTAGTTCGACAGAAACATTTTGCTGTATGGTTGTTGCTCTACCCATTCTATTGTTTGGTTAAATCGAATTGCCAGTATTTCAAACTCTGGGTAATTTCCCAACTCCCCAAACTTTTCAATACCTGCAAGGTAATCTTTAGGGGTCAACTGCCTGTTTAGAGTTTGTTGCTCTGCATTAACCTGTTGCTCTATCTCTTTTTTTAAGTAGGAGAAAGACTGCAAAACCTCAACAACTCCCATATTTAGGTATCGCTTTGGCTTTTCATTCGTGAATAGAGCTATAAACTCTGGAATATCCCCGAAATTAACACCCTTGCTCAGGTAATACATGGAGTCTTTTACCTGCTTAAACGTGTACTCTACTAATGACTTGAACCCGATATGGTCAATAGGCTCAGTTAATAACCTGCCATGCTTGAATGCGAAAACATACGGATAACTTGAATCGTAATCCATTGCTAAAAACTTGGCATAGGTTATGTTTTTTAGAATCATATCGGGCGAAGGTTTCGAACAAAACTTGGTTTTATCTCAAAGTACATTCTCATCATAATACTATCAGCATCATCAGGGGAGCGGCCTAGGTTACGCTTAATTAAATCCTTCGGCACTATCATTAACTTCCCATCCTTATCAATATCTTTCTGTTTTACCTCGGCCAATTCCTCTGTTATTTTTTTTCTAATATCAATGTCTGAATCTGATAGGTATATTAAGTTGTTGTTGACTAAATCAGCTAACTTAAAATAGCATTGAGTCCTAAGGTTGTAATAGTTAAGCTTATGTGTATTAGTTTCTAAAGGTCTTGAGTTGTTGACAAACCCAATACAACGCAATGTATCTACAACCCCACCGCCAACACCATCCTCGTCGCAAATTGTGTTTGAATTTGGCACGTTAAATTCTCCTTGTATTTGTCTAATTTTGTTAGCCACATCATCAACTCGCATCTTTGCAAATTCATATCGCTTAATCGAACGCAATCCATCCCAAACACGAATAACTGTTTTGTCATCGCCAAGACGTGCTATATCGGCTGTAATATACTTATAACCTCCGCTGACAAATTCATTAGTAAAAATGTCAACTGATTTTTCGTAGTCAATTAAAACGCTAGGGTCTTCATCATAATCCCAATTCCCGTGCAGTAACCTTTCTCTACTTGCCTTATCCAACTTTTGAAGGTTATTGATATAGTGTTTTGATATGAATGGATTATCTGTTACAAGCGATTGAACAAAAAACCGTTCATCTTTCAGTTGATTCTCTCTACTTGGTTTGTAGAAATTATTATAAACATATCCTTTTGATGGGTTGCAAGTTCCTAGAATTTTAGGGATTAAATTATTTTCATCAAGTCCAAAACGAATTCGGCTCATAGTTATATTCCAAGCCTTCTCTGTGATTTGGTTGCACTCATCAATAAAGGCGTCGGTAATTTCCAAAGACCCCAATTCATCAAAGTTAGGGTCACTAGGATAGTAAAACAGGTCTTTAAGGAATATTGAAGAACCGTTAAATAAATGAATCTCGTTTGATTGATTGTTTATTTTATAATGGATTCCGCTTTGTAGACCTTGCTGTTGACAAACGTAAAAGAATGAGTTGAGTGTGGTTTCTTTAAGCGTTTTTAATTTGGCTCGGCCTATTAGACCTCTTGTCTTTGGGTATTTTAATCGTCTTTTTATTTGCCAGTAGCAACCTAGTATTGACTTTCCTCCACCTGCTCCACCACCAAATATTCCCTCTGTATGCAAATCATCTTCGAGAAAATCAATCGTTATGGTTTGTTTGTGGCTTAGTTTCATATGTTTTTTCTTCGTGCCAATTAATATTTATATTCCCAGTATGTTCTAGGTACTGTTGATTTAATAGCTGGTGCTCTTCTTTCGTGCAAATTAAACGGTACAATGCCAATAGTTCGGCGGCCTTTTGAGATTTAAATAACTTAGCTCTGATAGCACTTTTAGTTTTAGTCTTGTTTTCTTCCAGTAATCCCTTAAGGGTGTTATATTCGTTTGAATCAACTGGAAATGCATCGTAAAAATAAAACTTGCTGCAAGGGATAAAAGCGATAATGTCCTCAATAAAAAAGAGGTTGTTCTCCTTTATTGCTTTTTGAGCTTGTTCGTATATTTTATTACGGTCGTGTGCCATTATTTTAAAATTTGAGCGGTGAGGTCGTTACGAACGCCACCTACTGACTGGAATGTCAGTCGCACTTCTCTTGTGCTTTCACCGCATTTTTTCGCTCTTGCAAAGTTATCTTTTTTCCTTTATACATACCAGCTCCCATTTCGTCAATTTTACTAAATGGTAATATTGGAACGGTTATTTTGCATGATTTGTCGATTAGGTAAATGTATCTTATTTGGAAACCCTCTAATTTAACACCGCCATTTTCCTTAATCCAATTTGTACCACTTTTACCATTACTTTCTTTCGTTCTATGTGCTGAGCTTGTTAAACTGCAAACGACCTCTCCATTAGGCAATTGATATGTGCTTGTATTTTTATTAACTCCTATTAAATTAAAACCACTTGCTCTATAAATTGTACCATCACCACATAAATTAGCGTCACTAAAACTTAAAATCCATTTTATATGTGGAGCGTTTTTCTTTATTAGTTTTATTGAAATCGCTATACATCTGCTTTCGGAGTATTTTGGCAAATATTCATCAAACGCCATTCTATTTAACTCTATTACTTCGTTCCATTTTGTATTTTCAACAAAATGTATAACTTTTGCTTTTACCATTGGGCTACCATAACTCATAACGCCGTGCAATTTATCATCAAGAAAACATCCAAAGTGTAGTGTTGAATTTGGTACTACCTTTCCGCTGTAATGATGTTTCTTTACAAACTCATTCGCAATATTTGCAGGTATTACTTTAACGATTATTTCCTTTGCTCTGCCCATTGCATAACAATTAAATAAAGTGCGTTGCCGTTGCTGTTTTCGTTGCCCATTGTTTCGGCATATTTATACTCCTCTGTTTGCTTTATATCTGCTATTGCGTTTTTAATCTGCTCCGCTTGTTCATCCGCAAGAGTAAATGTCATTTGCTGAAACGGTGCTTTATCGCCATCTGGTAAACTAAATTCAGTTCCATAGCCTTCGTCCGTTTCCCAGTTCGGCACATCCACACCCCAATCGCTCAACTGCTCGCTATCCCAACTATTAGCCAACTCTTCCCAATCCCACTCGCCAAAGCCAACGTTATCTTTTATTGTGAACTCCCTGCGCTTCTCTTCGCTCCATTCATCTGCCAGCATAACCCAATTATCGGGTATTTCTTTAAAGTTCAAATGCTGCAATGCTCTCAGTCGCATATTACCACCTAATGGGTATATTTTGCCATCTGTATCGGTAACGCAAACCATTGGCCGCTTCTCCATCATTTCTGGGAACTCCTGTAACGACTTGCATAATTTTTTAAACTTATCGTCCTTAATAAGTCTCGGGTTGCTTGGATTTGGTTTTAATTCGGATATCTTCATTGATTAGTTCACTATATTATTCCCAACAAAGTTAAGTCAAAATAATCTAAAAAGCAAAAACCGCCCTTCGATAAGCGGTTATTGTTATTCCAGCAATCGCATTTTCTTCCCAAAAAATTACAAAATGGTTCTTACTTGGTTATTTTCTCATTGGCTTGTTAGTTTAGTTTTACGTTTAACCTCAATTAATGCAATTATAATACTTTTAGTTCATAAACTGCATGGTACTCAAAAAACAACCTCATCAATGGCTTTATTCCCGTAAAGTAGAACCACCAATCACGCCAAACCTTTTGTCTTGTCTTTGACAAGACTTTTAGCCCTGCACGTTTCGCCAGTAATCCCATTCTGTACTCGTCTATTTCATGAAAATGACCTCTACACCAGAGTAACTTACCTCTATCGGGTAACAGTATGTAAATTTTAGCCTTTGGATTTAGGTATGGCTTAATTTTTAACAGCGTGTGCAATGGGTTAAACTGATGCTCTATGGTGTGGGAGTAAATAATCACATCGTACTTGTAATTAGGAATAAAAAACTTTTCGTCTAAATCCCCATCGGTGTTAAGCACGGTGCATGTAAACTTATTCCTTATAGCTCTTGATAACGGATTGTCTGCCCCTAAATCTAAAACCATATGGCAACTCTTGAGCTTCCCGTTAAAGTATTGTAAAGTTTTCTTTAAATGGCTTTGGTACTGCCTTGTTTTTTCAAAATTATCGGCGTGTATGGATGTTTCTGCAAGCATATTTTTACTTTGTTAGTTGTCGTTCAATTTTTCTAGGACAAATATACAGCCCTAAGTCTAAAAGATTAACTGCATCCTGAGGTGATTCTAGATTATACACTGGCGCTTTAAACTCATTCTGGAATAGTATCTCCCCATCGCTTAACTTTCCCCCCTTGCTTTTGCACTCAATAAAATATGTCATTTCTCCGTTGGTGGCCACAAAGTCACAGGCATTTTTTAATGGTGAACAATCCATAACAGAATAGCCTCGTATCTCAAACTCATAGGCAATTGCCTTATGAGTGGTGTCTTTTCTGCATCGGTGGTAGTCTATGGCCATTTGTTTACTTTAGTTACCAAATTTAGTCAATTATTCCGATACTAGGAAATTTTTTTGCGCAAAAGTGTAAATAGTTTTTTATTTTCTTGTTGGTTCATTGCGTTTTAAGTTTAGTAGTTTATATATAGTATGTTGTGCGCCATTTACAGTTGAAATATAAACCTAAACCATAGCACATTAATAAACAACCTCGCCCCGAACGTATCATACATTATTGCAAGCATACTTCTATCGTTATCGCAGTTTTCAAATGTCATCAGTTGAAATCCAAATGCACTATCTCTGTTTAAATAAATGCTTGCAAAATGTATTTGGAAGTCAAAAAAACGGCGCATAACAGCAAACATATTTAATGCCTGTTGTTTTGCAAATTGTAACATTTTTACTGTTTTCATAATTGTTGTATTTTGATTATTAATTACTATTAAATCAGTCACTAAACGTGTTTGCAGCCGTTAGGCACAATTTAGACTTCCAGCGTAAGTTTAAACCATCCTTTATCGTTCGGCTGTTCTGATGCCTCAAAATACCCAACTTTTTCGTCTTGAATTTCAAAAACATCTATAAAGAATTGAGCAAGTTGCTTTGATGTAAATCGAAAATACGGTCTCCCATCACCCGCTTGCCTTAAATAGTAGCTATCCTCCTCTGGTGTTTCTTTAAAAATATAAGCGCACTTATCCTTTTTTGAAAATCCAAACATACAGGCATCACCATTTTTTGCTTGCAACCTTTTAGCCAACTTTTCAAACACGACAAAACGACCTTGCTCATATTCAACTTTTAGTAGTGTTTTTTCTCGGCATTTCCATTGCCCTGTCGACCCTCTTTGTCTTCTGAAAATTATAATATCATCCATAATTTAATAAACTGTGCCTAACAAGGGGTGTAAATAATGCCTATGTTAAGCGGTTAATAATCTGTTAGTTTCAACCATTTTCTTTAGCGGTTGGATAGTGCAAGCTCCAATCTACGGCACTCTTTACACCCCCAACCGTTAGCAACAAGGCTAACCACCGTGATAAATAAGCACTATTTTGACAATTATATTTTCAATTAAGTTTAACACAATGCTCAATATAGTTCCTATTGCAAATCCTAATAGAATAGCTGTTTTGTTT